GCGCGGCGAGCTGGCCGCGGCATTCCAGGCCCTCCTCGCGGAGCGCCGCCGCGCGCGGCCGACCACGACGGAGCGCGAACTGCTCAACGAGGCGGTCGCGATGCTCGTGAACGCGTGATCTATGTGCGCCAGGAGGATCCGAACGGATGCCTCGTCGCGTGCATCGCCATGGTCTCCGGGCTGACCTACGGCGCGGCGATGGACCTCGTGCGGCCGGCATTCCGCGACGGCCTCAACAGCTTCGTCGTCGACGCCGTCCTCGGTGATCTCGGCTTCGCGAACCTCGATCGCACGATGTTCGATCCGAAGTTCAACGCGAAGCGGGACCCGTGGCCCGTGGCGCCTTTCGCGCCCGTGCATGTCGTCCACGCGAGCATGGCGGGCGGCTTCCACGGGCTCGTGATGCTCGCCGACGGAACGATCTTCGATCCATGGAATCGCGACCGCACGTCTCTGTCGCACGCTGATTATCGCGAGATAAACCGAATCAGCGGCTACTGGAAGGTACTCCCGTGACGAACGAGGAGTTCCAGGACGCGGTCCTCGACCGGCTCAAGCTGCTCGGGGCGACGGACGGCGCCGTGCTGATGACCAGCGACGGCAAGGTGCGGATCCGGTTCAACTTCAACGGCGCGAGCTTCGAGTCGAACGGGCCTGACCCGCGCTGCCCGACGCGCACGCAGGGCTTGAAGCTCATGCTCGCCAGCGTCGACCGACTGTTCCCGCGCGGCTGACTCAACGCAGGTGTCGCACGACCTCGGGCCCGGCGCCCAGGCAGAGCGCGAGCAGCGCCACGGCGAACGTCAGCCGCCCAACCTCGGAGGCCTTCGGATTGGCCGCGAGCGCGTACACCAGCAGCCCAAGAACGCAGAGCACCAAGAGGCCAACGTAAATCGTCATCGGCTGAACGTAGCCACGATCGGCACCTTGGGCAAGCGGCGGGCCCGGCGCAGACTGGCCGCGTGGCCCACCCGCAGCACCCCGATCCACAGCTGCCGCACGAGCCCGTGAAGTTCGACGCGGCGATCGCAGCGTGGCGCAAGCGCGATCCGATGCCGAAGGCCGACTGGGAGGCGCTGCAGGCCGACGAGCGCGACTACGCGTGGACCGTTGCCGGCGTCGCGCAGGCCGACGTGGTGAGCGACGTGTGGGACGCCATCGACAGCAGCGTCGAGAATGGGACGCCGTTCGCCGAGTTCAAGGCTGACGTAGGCGCGAAGCTCGAGGAAGCGTGGGGCGGAGAGAAGCCGGGGCGACTCGAGACCATCTTCCGCACCAACGTCAACGGTGCGTACAATGAGGGCCGGCACTCCGTCTTCACGGCGCCGAAGGTGCTCGAGGCCCGGCCTTACTGGCGCTACGAGCTCATCGACGATTCCGACCTCTGCGACATCTGCCAGGACTGCAAGGGCGTCATCCTGCCCGCCGACGACGAGTGGTGGTCGGAGAACCTGCCGCCTCTTCACTTCCGCTGCCGCTGTTCGTTCACCGCGCTCTCGCGCCAGGAAGCCAACGACGAGGGCATCGACGCCGAAGGACCGGACACCGACCCCGACGAAGGCTTCGGCGAAGCGCCCTCCGAGAAGGGGACCGACTGGGCCGACCCGGACGACTACGCGCCCCCGATCGGCGACGTGCTCGACCACGTTCTAGATCGGTAGTTCTAGATCGGTAGTTCTAGAAAGGGCGCTCACCCGAAAACTTGAGCGACCTGCGGCGGCTGTCACCTTGGAGGCTGTCGATGGTTCCAAGGATTCGATATCACGCAAGCGCCGATGGCGTTCCGGCTGGCCTGAGCGCGTCGCCTTTCGACCTCGGCGCTGACGTCGAGAAGCCCGTCGCGCCGACGGAGTTCCGCATCTTCAAAGCGGGGATCAACGCGTCGGACAAGGGCAACTTCCTGTTCGACGAGACGGCGGCGATGTCCGTCATGAAGGCGTTCGAGAAGAAGCAGACGCCGCTCACGATGGACTACGAGCACATGGCGGCGTCGGACCCGCCGGTGAAGGCGCCGGCGAGCGCGTCGTCGTGGGTGCCGGAGGTTCGCAACGGCGAGCTCTGGGCCACGCGCGTGAACTGGACGGCGACGGCGCGCGGCGAGATCGAACGCCGCGAGTACACGCGCTTCTCCCCTCTCTTTCTCGCGGAGCCGAAGACCAATCGGATCATGCGGATCATCAACTGCACGCTCACCAATACCGAGGCCCTCGACGGCATCGAGCCGCTCGTCGCCGCGTCCACCACCGCGCCAGGAGTCGTCGCCATGAAGACCATCAAGTGCAAGGCCTGCTCGAAGTCCCTGAAGATCGCGACCGGTGACGGCGACGGCGACAGCGACGAGGTGATGTGCACCGACCACCCGGTCATGATGACGGCGCTGTCGGCGGTCGGCCTGCGCGGCAAGTCCGAGCACGAGGTCGTCGAGGCGCTCACGGCGCTGACGTCGTTCCAGGCCCAGGCGATCGCGCTCACGGGCAAGCCGACGGCGGCCGAGGCGCTTGGCGTCTTGTCGGCGTGGAAGTCGAACGACAGCCAGATCGCGTCGCTGACGGCGAAGCTCGCCGAGCAGGAGACGGTCAAGCTGCGCGCCGACATCGACGCGCTCGTCAAGACGGCCGTCGACGACGGCAAGATCGCGCCGCAGGGCCGCGCGATGACGAAGATCGCCGACGACATGCTGGCGAAGTACCTCGCCTTCACGGGCGGGAAGATCACGGACGTCGTGCTGACGTCGCTGCGCGCCGAGGTCGCGGGTCTGAGCAAGATCGTGTCGACGACCGCGACCACGCAGGTCGAGGGCGGCGCGATCGCGCTCACCGCCGACGAGAAGCTCATGGCCGCGCAGATGAACGTCTCCGAGGACGACATGCGCAAGCACAAGGTCGAGGCGGCCAAGGCCCACTCTGCGGCGGCGGCGCACTAGGAAACGCGAACCGCGAGCACGGCAACACGCACGGATCACCACTTCAGTAACGCGAGGAAATCCCAATGAGCAACCTCACCGGCGGACGGAACACGAAGCAGACGGGCGTCAACAAGGCCTACCTCGACGCGGTTGTCGTGGGCCTGGCCGCGAACGCGAAGATCTACCAGGGCAGCACCGTCGGCTTGAACGCCGCGGGCGACGCCGTCCCTGGCGGCGATGCCACCTGCATCCGCCTCATCGGCGTGGCCGAGATGGACCCGAACGTCGGCAACGTCGCCGACGCGACGGGGCTCGCGGCCGGTCTGCTCAAGATCCGGGTGATCCAGGGCGTCTTCCTCTTCGGGAACGGCGCGACGATCAACGTAATCACGAAGGCCGACCGCGGCCGCAAGTGCTTTCTCATCGACGACCAGACGGTCGGCCGTACGGCGGGCACGACCGCGGCGCCGAACGGCGGCCAATACCCGATCGCCGGCGTCATCATCGACGTCAGCACGGCGGGCGTCGAGGTCTTCCTCGCTCTGCAGCATGGCGTGGGCCAGGAGGGCGGCGCGCCCGAGGAGATCGCGGCGAACGCGGCGCTCTCACTCAAGGCCCGCACCTCGCGCCTCACCATCTCGGGCACGAAGGCGTACACGCTCGCCGACGGCTATGGCGGCCAGCGCAAGACGCTCTACGCCGTCAGCGCGGGCTCGACGCCCGTCGGCGTCGTCACCCCGGCGCACGCGTCGGGCTTCACGACGATCACGTTCGGCGCGAGCTCGGCCGGCGCCTCCGTCGAACTCGAGTTCGACGACACGCTGGCCACGCCGGCTTGGAAGGTCGTCGGCCAGAACGCCAACGGCGGCACCCTCACCATCGCCTAAGTCGACGGCGCGTAGCAGCCACACCACCAAGGAACACGGAGAAACAAGATGCAGCTCACACCGTCACTCCTGCAGGCCTTTTTCACTGCGCTCGACGTGCAGTACCAGCGGGGCTACCAGAAGCGCCGCACCTACTGGCAGGAATACGCCTGGCTCTCGCCCTCGGGCACGGAGAACAAGACGTACTCCTGGCTCGCGGAGCTTCCGGGCATGCGCGAGTGGATCGGCGAAAAGCAGGTCAAGAACCTCAGCGCGCGCGCCTTCCAGGTGGTCAACAAGGACTTCGAGAACACCTTCGGCATCGATCGCAACAAGATCGAGGACGACGAGGCGGGCATCTACTCGCAGAGCGCCATGCTCCAGGGCGACGTCGTCGCCAGGTGGCCTGACGATCTCGTGACGGCGGCCCTCATCGCCGGCACGACCACCCTCGGCTACGACGGGTCGTTCTACTTCAGCAACAACCACCCCGTCGACGTCGACGACTCCACGCAGGGCACGTACTCGAACCTCCTGACGGGCACCGCGCTCAACCAGGCGAACTACGCCGCGGCCAAGGCCGCGATGCGCAGCTTCAAGGGCGAGTCGGGCAAGCCGCTGCAGGTGCTGCCGACGATGATGATGGTGGGGCCCTCGCTCGAACAGACCGCGCTCGAGGTGACGAAGGCGCAGAACATCACCCGCATCGTGCAGAACGTCGCGGCGACCGAGAACGTGGCGGCGGCGGCGCCGACGAACGTCTATTACGGCGACGTCACGCTCGTGGTGAACGAGCGACTCGTCGACGACACGGCGAACGCCTGGTACCTGTTCAGCACGGACCGGATCAAGCCGTTCATCTTCCAGCAGCGCAAAGCGCCGACGCGCCTCCAGATCATCGACCCGACGAACCCGCTCGTGTTCAACCAGCGCCAGTACGCGTACAGCGTCGAGGCGCGCGGCAATGCCGCCGCCGGCCTGCCGTTCCTCTCGATCAAGTGCACTCCGTAACGGGCGCGCGCTGAGGGCACGCGGGCACCGACCACAACCAGAACGACCGACCAGGAGAACCAAGACATGCGCGTGATGATCAAGGGCGTCACCCCGATCGGCGGCATCCACCAGATTGCCGTCGGTGGCCGGTTCTTTCCGTGTGACAACGACGGCCGTCTCGTCGAGGTGCTCGAGCAGGAGAAGGACCCGCCCGAGGTCCTGATCCCGGTCGTCAACTCGACGACGGGAGCGAGCGTGATGACGCCGCGGCCCGACCCCGATCGCATGGGGCGCAAGTCCTATGAGGAGATCCTCAAGGACGGGCGCTTCCAGGTCATCCAGACGGACGTCGTCGACGCGCGCGCCTCGGGCGCGGCGGTGGCGGCGGCGCGCGGCGAGACCCAGCGGCTGGCGGGCGAGAACTCAGACCTCAAGATCGCGGTCGCGCAGCTCGAGGCCAAGCTTGCGGGCGTGCTCGACGACATGGCCCACCTCGCCAACGACCACGAGGCGCTGAAGAAGCACGCGGCCGAGCTCGAAGAGATGATCGGCGGCGCGGAGCCCGCGAAGGCCGCGTCCGAGCCCGAGGCGCCGGCCTCCACCGACCAAGCGCCCGCCGTTGAGGGCCCGAAGTAGCAGGGCCCGATGTCGGAACCGGTTTACGCCCAGGTCTCGGACTTCTCCGCGTTCGGCATCAACGAGAACGCGATCCGAGGCTACGACGCGACCAAGGTCAGCAAGGCCTTGGCCGCAGCCTCGCGCGAGATCGACGGCTACCTGGCGTCGCAGTTCACGCTGCCGCTGCGCGCCTGGGGCGACGACCTCAAGCGCTGCGCCTGCATCATGGCGACGTGGGACGTCGTCAGCGGGCGCGGCTACAATCCAGAGGCGGGCGCCGACAAGAACATCAAGGACCGCTACGAAGGCCGCATTCGCTGGCTCGAGCAGGTCTCGAAGGGCACGGTCATTCCGCGCGTCACCGACAGCAGCCCGGGGAGCGCCATCGGCCGTCCCGGTGCGCGCCCGCTCATGGTGAGCAGTTCGCAGCGGGGCTGGTCGAACCGCGCGAACGGCACGTCGCCCGCCGGGCTGCCGTCGTCGCCGTCGCCATCTGGACCGTTCACGGATTCAGGCGCCGGACCATTCGAGTCGGACTAAGGCCATGGGCGTCCGCGAGCGAAACCCAGGCGCGCTTGACCGCCTCCAGAAGCGGATCGCGAAGCTGTGCGAGGCCGGCTTCAAGAGCGAGCTGTCGCAGACGATCGCCGCCGCCGCCACGAAGGAGATCGCGGACGAGTTCGCGGGAGAGCGCGACCCCTACGGCGTACCGTGGCAGCCGCTCGCCCGCGGCAGCAGGCCGGCTGCCAAGATCGTCCACGCGAAGATCCTCCGCCTGACCGGCAGGATGGCCGCGAGCGCGATCGCCGTTCCCGCGAGCAACGGCTTCACGGTTCACATCGCGTTCCCCGCGCCCGTGCATCAGAACGGAGGCTACGTCGCGCCGCACTCGCGCGTCGGCGGACACCAAGTCAGGCGCAACGAGAAGACCGGCGGATTCGCGAAACGCGGGTCGAAACGCTACCTCATCGAGATCGCGGGGCATTCCACGTATGCCGAGGGCATCACGATCCCGCGGCGCCAGCTTGTCCCCACCCGCGCCACCGGCGGCCTCGGCGCGCGCTGGGGCCGCGCCTTCTACCTGGAGGCCGGACGGCTGGTCAAGCTGCGGCTGGGGAAGCACACCTAATGGGCCTCATCGACGTCATCGCGCTCGTCGAGGATCAGCTCACGCTGACGATGCGCGGCTTAAACCTAGAGGTCCCGCTCTTCCGGTTCGGAGAGAACGACCTCGCGGTCGAAGACGCCCCCCCGCGCATCGTGTGGGTACCGCGCCAGGGGCCCGTGGGCGCGCCCGACAAGCTCGGCGGCGGCACCAACGCCTCCCGGCTGGGCGATGGTGCCACCTCGCCGGGCCCGCTCTGGGCGCGCGCGCTGGGTATCGACGTGCACATCTGGGGGGCCGGTCCGCCCGTGGCGAACGGCGGCGACCAGCAGCGGGCCGACATCGGCGCCTGCGAGATCATAGGTCGCCACCTCGTCACCGCTCTGCACGCGCAGCTCTACGGGTCCTACAGGGTCACGTCCGAGCGCTGGGACACGACGTCGGTGAGCAATCTTGGTGTCCTCTGGATCCTCAGTATCGTCGTGGGCATGCCGTTCGTCAGGGAGGCCGACACGCTCAGCCTTCCCGTCATCGACTTCCCCGAGACCCCCGTGATTCAGCACTAGGAGCGCCCATGGACGAATTCGAGCATGCCGTTCCGATGCCCGTCGAAGAGACCGCCGCGCCGACGCCGGACGACGGGCAGCTGCGCGACGACTCGGGCGCCGTCATGAAGACGGTCGAGCAGTGGGCCACGGAAAAAGGCATGCTGCCGCAGTTCTTCGGTGGCGCCGAGGGGCGCGTGCCGCCGGGCGCGGCGACGGACTTCGGGGGTAACGCGCGCATCGCCATGTCGGGGCTCACCGGCCCGCGCGGCAACCCCGAGTACGTCCGCTTCGCGCGCGCCAAGCTGCGCTGGCCAGAGAGCAAGGAAGTCACCGAGGCCGAGTTCGACAAGGCCATCGTCGACGCCGAGAGTCACATCTGCCGCTGAGGAGCACACCGCCATGGCACTACCCGACGTCACAATCACCATCCAGGACGGCGCCCTCGGCCAGGTGCCGCCGAGCGTGGCCGGCGCGCAGTTCAAGGTCGGCGTGTGCAGCGCGGGCCTCGTCAACACGATGTACACGATCTCGGACATCGGCAGCGCGCAGGCGGCGCTCGGCCAGGGCCCGCTCGTCGATGCCATCGCGCACACGCTCTCCGTCGCGGGCGGTCCCGTCTACGCGATGCCCATCAACCCGAGCTCGGCCGGCACCGCCGGCAGCGTCACGCACACCGGGCCCGGCTCGGGAACGCTCACCGTGTCGCTGGCGCCGGCGCAGTCGATCGCGATCAAGGTCAGCACCGGCGGCGCGCTCGCGACCGCGCAGTTCCAATTCAGCCTCGGCGGCGGCGCGTACTCGGCGCCCGTCCTCTCGAGCGCGGGCCCGTGGGCCTACGCCGTACCCGGCACGCTCACCACGACGACGATCGCCGCTGGCACCTACGTGCTCAACGACGTCTACACGATCTCGACCCTCGGTGTGATCACGCTCGTCGGCAGCGGCCCCGCCGCCTCGAACGTCACGCAGGTTTCGAGCCCCCTCGATGCCTATAGCGTCCTCGTGACGATGCTCGCCGGCGGCGCGCTCGGCACCGCGACGTTCAACGTCTCCGTCGACGGCGGCAACACGCTCGTCGGCGGTCAGATCGCAACCCCCGGCGGAGGCAAGTACGCCGTCCCGAACACCGGCGTCGTGCTCGTGTTCGCGGGCACGTTCACCCTCGGCGACACCTACGCCTTCACGACGACCAATGCCGGCTTCAGCGGCAGCGACGTCACGAGCGCGTACACCGTCGCGCTCGCGAGTAGCATCCTGTGGGGCTTCTCGCATCTAGTCGGAGCCGCGTCGACGTCGGCCGGCGCCGCCACGATCGCCGCCACCGTCGACACGCTCATGACCACGGCGCAGACCGCCTATCGCTTCACCTGGACCATCGTCGAGTGCCCGACGTCGGAAGCGGACGCGACGGTCATCGCCGCCTTCGCCTCGTTCGCGGGCACGCGCGTGATGGTCTGCGCGGGCGACGTCGGCGCGCTCTCACCCATGAACGGCCGCGTGCTCCGCCGCAACAACGCGTGGATCGTGTCGGCGCACATCAGCGCCATCGCCGCGGGCGAGGACGCGGGCTTCGTCGGCAGCACGTCGCCGATCAAGAACGTCGTCAGCCTCTACTCGAACGGCACCGTGACGACGTGGGATCCGACCGCGCTCGACGCCAACCGCTTCACGACGATGCGCACGCTGCCGGGCAAGCAAGGCTACTTCATCACGAACGGCAACATGATGGCGACGTCGGGCTCCGACTTCAACCTCGTGCAGCGCCGCCGCGTGATGGACATCGCCTGCACGGTCACCCGCGCGTCGCTCCTCAACTACCTGAACGCGAGCGTGCGCGTGAACAAGACGACGGGCTACATCGACGAGCGCGACGCGCAGCAGATCGAAGCCAAGGTGAACGACGCCCTCAACGCGGCGATCGTGGCCACCGGCTTCGCGACGGCGGCGAGCGTCGTCCTCAACCGCACCACGAACCTGCTCAGCACCAACAACGAGCCCGTGAGCGTGCGCGTGACCCCGCTCGCCTACCTCAAGACGATCTCCGTCAGCATCGGCTTCAGCAACCCGGCCCTCGCGGCCTAAGGAGCACCCATGGCCTTCCCGGCATATCCCCTCGTCAACGGCCACCGGTTCTCGTGGGTCTCGATCAACGCGATCTTCGGCCTCATCCCCATTCCGATCCTCGGCCTCAAGAGCATCAACTACAGCAGCAAGCTCACGCCGGGGAAGGTCCGCGGCACCGCGCCGCAGGTCATCGGGCGCACGCGCGGCGAGCACGACGCCGCCGGCGACTTCGAGATGCTCCGTCTCGAGTGGGAGCTCTTCAAGACGCAGCTCGGCCTCGCCGGCATGGGCTTCGGCGAGACCGCGTTCCCGATCATCGTCCAGTACGCCGAGGTGCTGACGCCGGTTCCGTCGCCCGTCATCACCGACACGGTCATCGGCTGCCGCATCACCGAGAACGCGGCCTCGAACCAGGAGGGGACGGACCCCGCCATGATCAAGTGCACCCTTGACGTCCTCGACGTCCTCTGGAATGGCGTCAGCATCGCGTTCCCCGACAAGGTGGCGTTCTAGAAAGGTTGAGGATCTAGAACCGGGGCGTACCGTCGGCTGATGCTGACGGAAACCGAAATCGCGGAGCTCAAGGCGAAGAACCCCGGTGCCAACCTCGCGGAAATCACGAACGAAGCGGTCCTCGGCGACGAGACCTTCGTCGTCAAGGTCCCCCAGGACGCGGCCTGGAAGATGTTTCAGACCCAGCGCGCGAATGATGAGCAGGCGCCCTACGCCCTCCGCACGCTGGTCCTCGGACACATGGTCAAGCCGACGCCCAGCGAGTTCCTGCTGCGCCTCAACGAGACGCCCGGGCTCGTCGAGACCGTGGGCGGCCAGCTCGTCAAGCTCGCTGGCGCCAGCAATGCCAGCACCGTCCGAAAACTCTAACCCGCCTGAGGGCCGAGCGATTCTCGTCTCTTTCGCTCGTCGGCCCGCTGCTGGCTCTCATGCGGGGGGGCGACGAGGCGGAGGCCGAGTTCGGGGCGCTCGTCGTCGCGAACGCGCTCGTGAACCTCGAGGTCATCGCGAAGACGCTCGGCAAGAAGGATGGCGAGTTGCCGCCGCTCATGCCCGGCGAGGATGGGTGACCCGTGGCTGACGTGCGCCCGTCATTTCGATCGGTCAAGACGATCAAGATCGTCGACGGTGGTTACATCGGCGGCGTGTGCAAGATCGTCGACCGCCGCTCGCTGACGAATGAGGAGGCGATCGCCTTGGTCAATACGCTCGTGGACATCGACGGGCGGTCCTTCTCGGTGGTCTCGGTGCATGCCGCACCCGAGGACGGGCCGAACATGATCGGCCTCATGGTCGTGCCCGCGCAGGAGGCGAAGCAGTAGCCGTGGCTGACGAGGACGGGCTCTCCTGGCTCTTCGAGCTCGACGGCGACGTGAGCGGCGCGAAGCAGTTGCTGAGCGTGCTCGGCAACCTCGACAGCACGCTGAAGAAGCTCGACGTCGGCATGGCCAAGCTCGCGCACGGCAGCCAAGCGGCTGGTGAAGCGCACCGCGGCCACGGCAAAGAGGTCGTGAAGGTCACGGGATTCATGAAGGCCATGGAGGCCGCGTTCAAGCCGCTCGAGGAGCACTTCAAGCGCGTGGGCGAGTTCGAGTTGTTCAGGCGCGCGACCGACGTCCTGATCGACCTTCCGTTCAGACTCGCCGAAGGAGTAAAGGATCTCGGCGAAGAGATGCTCATCACTGCGGCCAAGGCCGAGCGAACGAACAAGGCGTTCGAGCTTGTCTTCGGTGCTGAGATCGGGACCGAGACGCTCGACTACATCGAACGGATCGGGAAGTACACGGAGTTCACGCGCGAGCAACTCAAGGGCGCCGCGCTCGATCTGGCCAAGGTCGGCTTCAAGGGCGAGGGCTTGAACCGTGCGCTCGCCGCATCCCTCGACATCAGCGCCTTCTCGAAGAGCGGCAACGAGGGCCAGGGCGAGGCCCTGGGTGCGCTCGAGCGCATCAAGAACAGTGGTCGCGTCGACCGCCGCACGCTCCGGCCGCTCGGCATCGGCGAGGGCGACTTCTTCAAGGAACTGTCGATCCGCACGGGAAAGGGCGCCAAAGAGCTGAAGAAGGAGATGGAGAAAGGCACCCTTGACGCCGACCAGTCCCTTGAGACGCTCTACACGATGATCACGAAGCGCACGCACAAGGATCTCGGCGGCGCCGGCGTTGAGATGGGCAACACGCTCATGGCGCGCCTCGCGCACCTCAAAGAGGTCCCCGAACTGCTCTTCGAGAAGCTCGCCGACCTCCCGGCATTCGGCAAGATCAGCGACCTCATCGGGCGCGCGGCGGAAGCGCTGAATCCAGCGGGCGGCGTAGGGAGCAAGCTCTTCGATGCGCTCGCGAGCGCGTTCACGCGCGTCGGGAATGCCGTCACCGCCGTGGATTGGCCAGGCGTCGCGAACAACATCGCGAAGATCATCGACGTGATCGGTACCTTCGTGGCGGGCGGCATCGCTTTCGCGGACCAGATGATCCGAGGCTTCGGCCGCGTGGTCGACATCTTCACGGGCACGCCCGGGGCGCTCGGCGACGCGCTCACGTCGATCGGCGACAACATACTCGCCGCGAACAAGTGGCTAGGCGACGCCATGGTCAACCTCGGCGCGTCGCTGTGGCACGGACTCGTGGACGGGATCAAGGGCGGCGTCGACGCCGTTGCGAACGCCGCGGGAGACCTGGCAGGCGGCGTCCTCGAGAAGTTCAAGAACATGCTGGGCATCCACAGCCCGTCGGTGGTCTTCCGCGGACTCGGCGAGATGAGCGGAGAGGGCTACGCGCAGGGGCTCGAGGCGAAAGCCGACCGGGCCGCGCGGGCGACTGCGGATAGCTATGGCAGTCCCCAGGTCGGACGCATCGGCGGAGGCGGAAGCATGCACAACGAGGTCAACGTGACCGTGCAGATCAACGGCCGCGACGGCGACGGTGCGAGCCTCGCAGAGGAGATCGCCACCCGCCTACGTGCTCTACTGCCATCGGAGCTCCAATCCGCCTTCGAGCAGATCGCGGGCGAGGCGGGCACATGAGCAGCATCGCCGTCGACACCGGGCGCGAGTTCGGCCCATTCCAGCCGTCGAAGGGCTCGATCCCCTTCTGGGACACCGTAGCCGACACGCTGCCGTCGGGCGCGAGCGCGAGCTTCCTCGGCACCGCGAAGGCGCTCACCGGCGTCACCATCGGGACGGACGCGGGTGGCCACCCGATCACGATCAGCCCCGAGGGCGCCGTATTCGCGCCGAACCCGTGGGACCAGGTCAGCCTCGCGGGCCACCTGCTGCCGGGCGTGTGCAGCGCCAAGGGGTTGCCGACGCTCGCGGTCGACAAGAAGAAGGCCGGCGGCGTCGACGGCGCGACGATCACGGTGCAGGGCTATTTGCCGGGCCCGATCGAGATCGAGTCGCTCATCTGGACGCCGGGGCAGTGGGCGGAGTGGCAGACGATCATCGCCGCGATCTGGCGCAAGCCGGCGAAGAAGTCGAAGGTCTCGGACCTCGCGATCTCCGTGTACACGCCGGGGCTCGACTGGCTCGGCATCAACCTGTGCGTCGTCCTCGGCATCACCCCGCCCGAGGTCGGGCCGATCCGCGGGACGCGCGTCATCAAGGTCAAGTCGATCGAGTTCGTGGACTTGAAGCCGTACATCAAGACGGCGCGCGCGCA